CCCAGGAACAATAAACGTGCCAGAAGAGCCGCCGCACCAATTTACATACGACAACTGGAACTATCACACTCTTATAGCCAACTCATCTCTTCCTGGCTATCCGATGAAGGTTTTGCAAAATGGAGATTCTATTTCTCTTGTACAAGCCGGACTTCCAAAACCAGATAGTTCTCTTGTTCGTTTTGAATTTACAACGACAACGGTTAATGCTGGAAGTTTTATAGTAGGACAAAAATATGTAATAAAATTTGTTGGAACAACAAACTTCGTAGCAATCGGAGCATCAAGCAATACTGTTGGGGTTGAATTTACCGCGACCGGAGTTGGATCTGGCACAGGAACGGCAGATAAGGCTTGGAATTTAAGTTATCTATATAAATTTGTTTATAGAAGAGAGTATACAGTTGGTCCATATGATGAAAATGTATTGAATGTTTTTAATTTAAAAGAAAACAAACTTTACAGAATAAACTCTATTGGAACCACTAACTTTAAACTTCTTGGCGCAACAGATAATGTTGTTGGTTTATATTTTAGAGCAAATGGCGTAAACGGAGTTGGTCTTGGAGACGGAACAGTAACAGAAACAGATTCTGATTTTTTTGTAGATTTGGGTTCGCCAAGTTTACCAGCAACTGCAAACAACAAAGCAATGAATCCAATAGGCCCTTCTGCGGCAAATAGTGTGTTTATCGATTCGTTTTCAAATAAAACAGTTTTAGCTACGAATCTTGTTGTTGGTCAGAAGTATGAAATAAAATCAGTTGGAACTACTAATTTCACAACAGTTGGTGCTGCGTCAAATACAATCGGCATTACTTTTTTTGCAACCGGAATAGGTACTGGCGATGGAACTGTTTATGAATTATTAAACACAACAGAAACAAACTTTGATGAATCTAAAATGTTGATAGACATATATAGAACAACAAATAACGGAACAAATTATTATTTTTTGACTACAGTTCCATATGGAACGATTTCATATTCAGACACAACATCGGACGAAGATTTAACATTAAGAGAGCCTCTTTATACAAACGGCGGTGTTGTAGCAAACGATCTTCCACCAAAATGCAGAAGCATACATATACGAAATGATATTGCTTATTACGGCGGCATACTTGGCCAATCATACAGGCTTTTGCAAGCTGTTCCTGGAGACATAGATTCTGTTCCTGAAACATTTTATGTCGATGTAGACGATGAGATTGTTGCTGTATCTTCAACCAAAAATAACGTCATTATTTTGTGCAAAGAAAAGGTGTACAGGGTAGACGGTATATTTGATGAGCTTGGACGCGGCGGAATGGTCGTAGAACGTATCAGTGATACGGCTGGTTGTATTGGCGTTAATACCCCAGTTCAGGCTCTTGACGGCGTAATGTGGCTTGGCAAAGAGGCCGTTTATTTCACAGATGGATTTAGAGTTATTAAGCTAAATCAAGACTACGACAAAACGTACAAGAGCTTTACTGATTTTGATTCTAGGAATGTAAAATACCAAGGAAAATACGATAACAAGAAAAATCGTGTTTGGTGGACTGTACAAGACGAAGACGCTAGTGATTTAAACAAATGTTACGTCTTAGATCTCAATTGGGGAATCAGAGAAAACTCCACGTTTACTACTGTTACCGGAGACAGCTTTGCTCCGTCTGCTATTGAGTTTATCAATGGAAACATGGTTAGATGTGATGTCAATGGATACGTTTTATATCACCAAGACACGCTGTTTACTGATCCTAAAATTGGTAGTGCCGCGTCTGTTCTTGATTGGAGAGATGAGGTTATTGTTTATAACCTAGAAACATCGTCTTATAACTTTGGAACATCTGCGGTCAGAAAATATGTAACACAAGCCAATGTCACCTGTGAATCAACTACCAACTTGTCTCTAAGGATTGTGAGCAATAACGATGATGATCGTATTGTGGCAGACCTTTTGCCCATTAGATCGCGCGGCAAAATTTTGTGGGGTGAGCCAGATGTTTATTGGGGTGATTATACCCTAGACTGGAATAAACAAGGGCTTATTCATGAAAAGCGTTTAATGCCAGCTAAAAGCCTTAGATGTAACTATAAAAGCCTTAAATTTACTAATGCTCACGTTGCAATTGTATCAAGCGATATAATTGGCAATGCAAGTGTTAATGCTACATTAAAACAAGCAACTTTAAATATTTCTAATAGTAAATGGCTTACAAAGTCTGTTGGTTATTTTATAGCTTTTGAAGACGACTTTACCAAAGAATATGAGATCACTGGCCTGAGTGGCGATGAGAAAATCATTACCTATTCAGACCCGCTAGGAACGTCTTTAAACGGCTCAAACAAGCAGTGGGTTATCAGAGGCCGTCCTCTTGGAGAGGTTCTCAATTTGCTTAATTTGTCCCTTATTTACGATATTGCTGGCCCGAGCCAAGGAGCTTACAAAGTGTCTAATAGTGGAGAGGCGGGGACTAACCAATGACCTTTCCAAGGCTGCTTAGGCAAGAGATTGAAGATCAGTATGTCCAAGAGAACTTTAAAAGGCTTATGGACTATGGCAATGCCAATCCATTAGACAGGGCAAGCTTTCAATTTTTTTCAATAGATATTCCTAGTGCTGTTACTAACTTTAAGTACAGACATGGCTTAGGTTTTACTCCTCTTGATGTTATAATTATGCACAATAGTAATAATGCGGCAATTACATTAAACTATTCTAAATTCGATTCTAACGAGCTTGATATTAATGCGTCCGGCGCAACATTACTTCGCTGTCTTGTTGGGAGATACTCATGAGATATTGGACCTGGAACGAAATCAAATCAAAGGTGCTGCGCGACCTTGATCTTGAAGGTGAGACATTCATCAACGAAGCAGAGCTTCTTGGATACGCCAATGAAGCAATTGATGAAGTAGAACGCCAGATCCTTACTCTTTGTGAAGACTATTTCTTGGCTAGAGGCCAAATCACTCTTGTTCCTGGCCAAGAAGAATACAACATCCCAAACAACATCTACGGCATGAAGATCCGTCAGATTATTTACCGATCCGGCACACAAGTCTGGAAGCTTAAACGTCTGCGCAACTGGCATAAGATCGCCATCTATGAGACTGAAAAAACTATCAACAACGGCACACAGCAATATGGCTTCTTCATTCTAAACTCTGCTGAAGGTGAAAAGCCAAAGCTTCTTCTTACCCCGACGCCTACTGAAGCTGGTTCATATCTTTACATCTGGTATATCCGTAACGCTAACGAATTGACACAAGATACCGACAAGTGTGATATTCCTGAAGCAGTCAATTACGTCATGTCTTATATGAAAATGAAGTGTCTTGAGAAAGAACTTCATCCAAATCTGCCAAAAGCTATTCAAGATGTTGAGCAGCAAAAAGCAGATACGCTTAAAACACTGTCTGATATGTATGCAGATAACGAAGACACGATTGAACCAGACTATAGACTTTACGCAGAAATGACTGGGGGAGAAGTATAATGGAAACAAATGTTACTAGGGCACATACAGAAGATCCATTAAGACCGCGTCCAGGAGAAACTCCTCAAGAATATCGAAAAAGATTGGACGAATCTATTCCTGGATCAGGATGGGTTCAAAATTCAATGAAAAACTCATTAATAGAAGGATATCAAAATTTTCTTGATGATGAGCTTTTAAAGCCAAAACTTGCTGAATATGAAGGCATTGGAACTCTTGCTGACAAAGGCCAGCTACAAGCAAGAACTTTAAGTGGAAAAGAAATTCAGAGTCAAATGGCTCAGTCTCCTTGGCTAAAAATGGCATTTGAAAGACAAGAAGCTGAACAATCAAGACTAATGGATCAAGCAGCTAGACAGCAAGCCGGAGCTTTAGCTGGAGCTAGATCCAATCTTGCTATGCGCGGTGGATTAAGAGGCGGAGCTGCTGAAAGGATGGCTACCGCAGGAGCTGAAAATGTTGCTAACCTTATGCAGCAACAGCGTCAAGGTGGAGCTGTAGAGCGCGGTCAACTTGGTATGCAAGGGGCAGATCTTGCTTCTAGGCTTGGACAGTTTAACATTGGCCAACAAACTGGTGCTGATGTTACAAACCTTCAAACACGTCTTGCTGATTTGGCCAACAAAGAAAGAAGAAAACTGTTCCAATACGGAGAAGGTATGAAAGGTTATGCTGCTGAAAAAACTGCTCAAGGATATGAGAACAGTGGAAGTGGCGGCTTATTTGGAAACTTGTTTGGTGGAAAATAATAAAGAGGGAGAATAAAATGGATCCGGTAACTATTGGTGTAATGGCTGGTCTGGGTTTGGCAAAGTCTGAGTTAATAGACCGTCCAAGAGAAGAAAGACAACGCCAACAAGCTGCAAACACAATGAGATATTCTCCTTGGACTGGTATGGCCCCTAATGCCGTTCAAGAAGCAGATCCATTTGGTTCAGCTATTCAAGGCGGTTTAACTGGCGCAATGCTATCCCAATCACAGCAAAAGCTTGACGCTGATATTGCATCACAAAAAGCTAAAGATCTGGCTGAAACAAACTTAGCTGGCGGAGCTGGAGCATCTCCACAACAGTTTCCATTCCAAATGATGGAAATGCAAAACCAAAGTGTAGATCCAAGGTTGATGTCAAGACGGCCAATGTACTGAAAAAGTTTGTAATTGGAGATTAATATGGTAGGCAGCTTTTTACCTTTCTTAGCTATGAATAGGCCACAACAGGAAACCATGCCTCCGGTTATGCCATTGCCAGCTAACAATCAAAGTTTAGATGCAAATTTAATTGCTCAACTTGAAGCTGCTCAATATGGCCAAACTGACGCCACACAGCCTCCTGCTATTGACTTGGCTGCTATGCAACAAATGCCATCAGCTCCACAAGCTGCGCCAAGACCAATGATGCAAATGCCTACGCAAGAAGATTTGAATATTGAAAATCAAGAAGCAAATGCTCCTGCCATGCCGCCAACCCGTGCAGAACGATTAATGCAGGTTTATGAACAGCAACAACGTCTTCAAGATGAAGCAATTAGAAGCGCAGAAGAACAACTTTCTGCCGCTAGAAATCGCCCGCAACAAATGGATCTTAGCCCCCTTATTGCTTTAGCTGAGAGCTGGTCACAACAACCATCAGGACTTCTTCGTGCTTATAGACCACCAACAGATCAAGCTAAAACAGTTCAAGCTCTTCAAGAGGCTGTTCTTAAAGCCCGTGGTGGAGCAGCAGATCTTGCAGAAAGAAGAGAAACAAATTTAGGTAAGCTTGAAGAATCAAAAGAAGCTAGAGAGCAAAGGCTTCAAGAAATTGCTTTAAGAAAAAGAGAACTTGGTCAAGCAAAAGAAGAAAGAGATTCTTGGAGGAAAGAACAAAAACAAATTGAGTATAAAGAAAAATTTGATAACAAATATGGAAATAATATTGTTGGTTTAACAGAGATGGCTCAAAACGCAAAAATAGCCAGAGATATTCTTAATCGCAAGGGAAGGCTTCCGGTAATAGGAGATCCTGAGTTTGAAGATTATCAGTCCGCCGTATCATCATTGCTAGTCAGATATAACTCAGACAAAGCTGGACTTGGTGCGCTTGCTGGCCAAGATTTAAAATTGTTGGAAAAAGCAACTGGCACTTCAATTAGTTCATTTAACAATTTAGCATCAAACGTCGCTGGAAGTGGGGCCGCTGGTGCTATAAAAGTATTAGATAGAGTGTTAAAAGGAACAGATGATACGGTTAAAAATATAGGCGAAAGAGCTAAATCTGTTTGGGGAGATCCTGTAGCCGATGTGTACCAACAATCGCGCTCATTCTATGATCAAGCAAGAGGCTTAGGGCAGCAGGAGCAGGCTAAAAAATATAGTGCTGAAGAATTGTCACAAATAAGACAACAAGACCCACAAAGATTTCAGCAAATAAAAAGCGAATTAGGAATAAAATAAGAGGACGCCATGGCTCAAATAGATGATGAAATTCAAATGATTCTTGAAAGACAGAATCAAAGAAATGCGCCAACATCGTCAGGCGATCCCGAAATAGAAGCTATTTTGGCGGCTCAAGGCGCAGCTCCAAAAAAAGAAGAACCAATTAACATTTTAAACGAAGAATCAGAGATTGGGTTTCTTGACAGAGCTGCCGTTAAAAACTTTGGTGGCTCAATAGAAGATCAAATAGATTTCTTAAAAAGAAGAAATGAAAACCTTGATATTAAACAATGGGAAGGCGAAATTATCGCCAAAAGACCAGAAGAAAAAGAGTGGAAAAAACTAGACCCAACAGGCGTAACAAGCGTTGGCGAAGCGTTTAAGGACGCGGTTGATGTTGGAACAGATATTGGCTCTGGTGCTTTAACGTCTATTGCAGGTGCTGCTGGCGCAGTTCCTGGAGCTTTATTTGGATTCGGAGCTGGTGGACTTGCCACTGGAGCGGCTGCATCTGCGGCTGCTAGTGCTGGTCTTGAAACTGTAAAACAGGCTATTGGAAAATATGTTGTTGGTGCTAGAAAAGAAATGGGCGGCGGTGAAATAGCTTTGTCTGGTGTTCTTGGCGGAGCAACAACTGGTTTACTTGGAGCTGGTGCTAGTAAAAAGATTATTGAAAAAGCGGCATCTAAACCAGAAGTGGTTAAAAATGTTCTTAATAAAATAATGGAGAATGTTCCTAAAGATTTAGAGCAAAGCACAAAAGTGCAACTAACAAAGGAATTTATAGAACAAGGACAAGAAGGTTTATTAAAAGGAGCGTTTAAAAACTTTGCTTCTAAATGGTCTGGCATTCCAAAAGAAGAGCTTGTTAGGGCAACCGATCAAGTTCCTAAAAAGCTTTTAGATGATTTTGCAAAATTAGAAATGTTAAAACCAAACAAAAGTTATAACAACCTTCAGGTTGCAGATATAATTGAAAGAGAGGGAATTGAGAAAGTTTCAGAAAAAGCTCAACAAGAAGTTTTTGATAATTTAAAAACAGCGCGATCAACAACATCTCAAAAGCTTAAAACGGCATTTCAAAAATCTGATGAAAACACCGGATTACAATATTTTGGTCAGCCATTAATTGATCTTAGAAATAATTTAATAGAAAGCGGAAGAAAGACCGGAACAGACGCTTATGAGCCTGACATTCAAAGGATTACTCAAGTTCTTCAATATTTAGGCCCAGAAGATCAATTGACTGTTGTTAAGCCAAGCGATGTTTTTGACATAAAAAATAGAATTAGTGATCTTATTAATTGGTCAAAATCTCCAGCGGCAGCTTTAAAACAAGGCCCAGTTTCTAGCGTAGAAGAAGGTGCTTTAAAAGCCGTTGAACGTCAAATGGCCGACTATCTTGATGATGTTTTAAAAAGATCTAAAAACGAAGGATTAAGACAAGAATACGCTAAACACATGGAATATAGTGAATATCTCTATCCATTGTTTAAAGACAAAGATACCGCTTTTAAAACGATAACTAATCCGGAAACATTAGCAAGACCAAACCTTAAAAATGTAATTAAAAATTTTGACAAACAATATACTGCAAATCTTGGCCCGCTTACTGACATAGCATCAACATGGCGTTATTTTGGAAGGCCGGCAAGAGAGCCTGTCGGTGGCGGTGGCGGCGTTAAGGCACTTAGGGGTACTGCTGTTGGCGGTTCTTTAGGGTATATAGGCGGACTTTTAACCGGAATACCTGGAGCGGCATCAACTGGTTTTGCCATCGGTGGTGGTCTTGGAGCTTTGGCTTCTACACCAGCAGCAATGAAGGGCGTGCTGCAAGCTGAAACGGCTGCTTCAAGAGCTTTAGGCGGTGTTGCAAATCAATTTAGAGCGCAACAACTTCAAGATGCTTCACAAGGATTATTAGAAAGATTACCAGCATCTGAATATACACAATCGGCTTTAAACAAACAGGCGGCAGCACAATCTGTTTGGAATTTAATGAAAGGAAAATAATATGAAAATGGACATGAGCGCAAAGCCTGAAGGCGAAGAAATGCCCAAGACCGACGAAGGCATTTATGATCAAGAGCAGATGGAAGAGATGCTTGAAAGCTACATGGAAGCTAAAAAGATCGAAGCAGATCCAAAGCTATTTGCTATGGTTAAAGACTATGCCATGAGCAAAAACAAGATGGTTGAAGAGCTGTTTAAACAAGAAAACAAAGCTACCGCGCCTAAGTCTCTGAAAGACCTTAAAAGTAAGTACAACGAAAAGGTCATGAAGGGCATGGAATCTGAGGGAGAAGACTAATGGATTTAAATCTTCTTTTAAAACAAGACGAAAACAAGCCTGGAGATGGAATGAGGTCTCTCAAGCTTCTTCCATATGCGTATGCAGATAACGTCTCAGGCTTTGGCCCTGTTGTTAATGCAGATGTTTATAATGCAATGATAGCTGAAAGTCCTTGGTATAACATGGGAATTACACCGCAAGAAACAATTAAACAAGCTCAAAAAGGTTCGGCTAATTTGGGGAGTTTACCAACAACAGAAACTAATTTTAACTATAAAGGATTAAATTATCCATACGAAATAATTGGTCATTGGCCATATTTTCCACGCACAAAAACCGAAAAGGGTTATTTATCAGCCAATGATTTAAACACAATAACAAAGCTTGGAATTCCTTCTGAATATACAGAGGTTTTTACAAATGATAAAATTCCAAATTATACAGTAACTGAAAATCAACTTGCCGCAATGAAATATGGATCTGCTGGCCCTGTCGCTGATGCTGAAGAATATGAAGACATTAAAAAAAGAGCAGATAAAACAGCAAAAAAGAAATTAACCTTCAGAGACTTGGTTTTAAAATCTAAGGGGATTGAATAGTGGCTGAAGTCAAACAGGTAAGAATTGATGAGATAAAGCTCATCAAAATAGACGAACCTGCTGCTAATATTAGATATATTGGCAGGTCTAGTTCTATGCGCGGTACAGAAGATCAGCCTATTTGGCAGATCATGCGTCAGTACCGAAATGGCGACATTATCACTTCAAACTACGCTATTATGGGCGAATACAAGTGTAAATGGACTGAGCGCGAATCTTACTTCACACCACCTGCTATTCCTGATGATGACAATCCTTTAGATGGCAATATTTCGGTGACGGGCACATTTACACCGTCTGGCCTTCGCAATGCGGGCAGAGTAACTGAAGTTTTGTTAAGCACTACAGAGTGGACGGCCTTGCCTCCTGGTGGGCCATTAGCTGATCGTAACGCCATTAATATCCAAAACTATTCTGGCGATGAAATTAGGCTTAATTACAGCAACACTATTCCTGGCTTTACAGGAATTATACTTAATGACCAAAGTGAAAGAGCCATCGACGTAAAGGGGACAATTCAAATCTACGCAAAGGCACAAATTGGCGGCAGCGTAATCATTGTGGATGAGATAAGTTAATGAGCTTTGTAGTACCAGTATTAGCGGGTTCTGATTGGCATTGTGGGTGGTCCACGATACCTCAGAGAACCATTGTTCGTGTGGTACAATACAGGATCTCTGTGACGTTTGGCCCTTTAAATTTAGAGGGAACGCTTCTCCTTGAGGGCACTTTAATACTAGAGGCTTGATATGTCAGATAGCAAAATTAGATGGTCGTCGATAGCAGAGCCGGAAACACCGCCAGCGGCGCGGGTGTTCATGTGGTACGACGAAGGCGAACAAATCTTTAAAATAAAGCGTGACGACGGGGTGGCTGAGCCTCTTATTGGCGGCAGCATTGTCACGAATACTACGACTTTAAAGTGCCTTGTTCGCAATATTACTGGCGCGACTATTCCAAAGAAGTCTGCTGTTTACATCAATGGTGCAAGCGGTAATAGACCTACGATTAACTATTCTCAGGCAAACAGTGAGTCTACAAGCTCTAAGACTTTTGGCCTTGCAGAGTCTGACATACTTCATAATGGTGTTGGATATGTTGTCGTCGAAGGACAGCTAAATAACGTCAATACGTCAATGTTTACTGAAGGCCAGCTTCTTTGGTTGTCTCCTACAGTAGCCGGTGGACTTACTACCACAAAGCCATCTGCACCAAACCATATGGTGTTTGTTGGTTACGTTGTTCGCGCACATCCCACAGAAGGAACAATTGAAGTAAAGATCCAAAATGGATTTGAACTTCAAGAGCTTCACAATGTAGCAATTAATGGTGTTACAAATGGACAAGCACTTGTTTACGAATCTGCTACACAGCTTTGGAAAAACAAGACAATCTCTGTTCCTCCAAGCAATATTTACACAGTGGAATATTTCACTTTAGACTCTTTAAACATATCTTCATCGTCTATAAATTTATCTCATACTCCTACTGATGCAACGACTGTAACTCTTGATGTTATTTCAGGAAGTGCGCAAATTTACGGTGAAGATTACTTCGTAACGGCAAACGTGCTCAGTTGGGATACGACTCCTTTGTATGGTATACTTGACGTTGGTGATAAACTTCGCGTCACATATACCAGATAATTTCACAAAGGAGAGACTATGGCTTTAGTCAAAGGTAGGTTTGTCGATAAGACAATTCCAATTCAGTCAGACAATGATCCAGTAGATTTAAAAGACCTTGCAAGAAAAGGTTACGTCGATCAAAAGGCCGCTGATGAAGCTGCTGCTGCTGTTGCTGCACTTGATCTATCTGCAAAAGCAGACTTGGTTGATGGCAAAGTCCCATCTTCTCAGCTTCCAGGATATGTCGATGATGTTGAAGAGTATGCTGATTTGGCATCTTTCCCTGTTGAAGGTTCCGCTGGCAAGCTATATGTAGCTCAAGACACCAATAAGGTTTATCGCTGGAGCGGCACAGTTTACATCGAGATCTCAGCAAGCCCAGGCTCTACAGATGAAGTAGCTGAAGGTGTTTTAAATCTTTACTTCACACCTGAAAGAGCACAGGACGCACTTGTTTCTGCACTTTCTGGCAAAGCTGATCTGGTTCACACTCACGTTGCTGCTGACATCACAGACTTCGACTCTGCTGCTGAAGCTGCATTAGCAG